GTTTGGTGGATTAATTGGTTATGAACAAGAAAATGCTAGGGCGATAGCTGATGCAGCAAATCGACAAGCAAATGAACTTAGTCAAAACAGACTTCAAAACGATATGTTACGAGATGATATTTACTCTAGTGGCGGTCTTTTAGGTAATGATACAAGTGTTGGGTTCTTAGAATCTGGACAACAATTTGTAGATCAATTATCTGAACAAGAAAAGGCTAATTTAATTCAACAAAATACTTTAACTGCAAGATTAGCGGTAGAAGCAAACGAAAGAGCGCAGGCAGAAAATCAGAGAAATATAGCAGCAGCACAAGAAGCAGCCATAGAAGCCGCAAGAGCCGCAGCAGCAGAGCAAGCAAGAATAGCAGCAGCGCAAAGAAGCACAGTTAATGGTGGCGGTGATGGTCGAGGCGCAAGTCAAAGAGCGACTACAGGCGGCCAAAGCCGTGGCACAGTTGGAAGTGGAAATGGCAACGCTATTAGAAGTGGAAATGGCAATGCTATTAGGTTTGGTCGTTAAAATAACAAGTTAAGGAATAAGATTATGGCAGGCGCACCACAAGGCGGCACAACAGCTAACGCAAGCAACTTTAGCCTTAATGAAGATATAAAACTTCCTATGGGTGGTGGGTATCAACCTATGGCTTCTGTGGGTGTTTTTGGTGGGCCACAGCAAGGCGATATGTTTAACATGGGTAATACCTCCGCTAATTCAATGGTAGATACAGGCCCACAGCGTAACAATAATTTTACTTACGATAGCTATGGGATGCCTAGAATGAATGTGGCTTCAAATTATAATGATCGTGGACTTGGCAGAGAGCTTTCTCCCGATGCATTACAGGGTGACGATCCAAGGGTTAAGTTTTTTCGTGATGCCACTATACCCCAGCCACAACCTATTAACTCAGGAGTGCAGCAAATGGCAGCACCACAGCAGGGCGGCTATAACGTCAACGCAGCATCAGCAAAAGGTCTACAACAGTCTCAACAAGGCGCGGCAGCAGAAATGGGCTATCGACCTATGGCTGTTAATTCTAGCGGCTATGGCTCTACTCAAGTAGGCCAGACAGGTTATAATGCGGCTCAAATGGCTGGTGCTAATTTAGACCCTTACATGAATCCTTACGAGAATCAGGTGGTTCAGCAATCACTTGATGATTTAGAACGCAGTCGATTAATGGCTCAGAACGTGGGTGGCGCACAAGCAGGCGCAGCTAACGCTTATGGTGGCTCACGACAAGGTATTGCAGAATCAGAGACTAATCGTGCATTTGCAGACCAAGCAGCTCGTACAGCGTCAGGATTGCGGCAGGCAGGGTATGATCGTTCCACTCAATTAGCAGGACAAGACATTGCTGCATTAAACCAAGCCCGACAGTATGGTGCAGGTGCTTCTAATCAAGCGTCATTATCTAACCAAGCAGCGATTAATCAGGCGCGTCAGTTTGGCTCTACTCAAAATATGCAGGCACAACTTGCCAACCAAGCAGCAGGCCTATCAGGCTCACAACAGCGTCTATCATCAGGCTCACAGCTAGGTAACTTATCTAACTTAGGCTTTGGTATGGGACAGACCATACAGGGCCGCATGGATCAGCAGGGTGCAATGCAACAAGCACTACAGCAGCAGTTGATTAATGCAGGTAAACAGCAGTACGCTGGCTACACTGGCGCACCAGCACAATCATTGCAGTATTTGTTACAGGCCGTTGGTGGCGCACCAGCCGTAGGTAGCGTAGAGAAAGGCTTTGAGCCTGGATTATTTGACTATTTATCACTAGGATTGGGCAGGTAATTATGGGAATTTTAGACAGCATTGGTACATATTTGGGTGATGAAGAAAATCGCCTAAGATTAGCTTCTGGGTTTCAAGGTTTAAGTATGAATCCCAATGCCGCTAATATTCAACAGGGTTTTCAGAACCGATTGGGTGATTTAAGAGAAGATCGAAAGCTAAAAACTGCTCAAGAATTAGCAGATAGTAAGTTACAGCTTCAAACCTCGCGAGCCTTACAGTTAATAGGTGATGAATACTCAGATGTAGCACAAGCTATACAGGGTGGCTTTATGACACCTAATGAGGGTATGGCAGAGGTAATGAGGCGCAGAAATTTACCAGAAAAAGAAAGAAAAACCATTAAAGGTGCTGATGGGTATAATTACTATATTGACACAGGTGATCGTGTATTATCTGGTGTTGAAAAAACTGTTACGCCTCCAACTAAATCGTCTGTAGAAAAAAAGTTTGATTTCTTTAAATCTCAGAATTATTCTGATGAAGATGCTATGCGTATGGCAACTACAACCGTAACCAGTGATGCTAACGCACAAACGGCTGGTCAGAAAAAAGTGGATGAAGCATACGCAGATGATTATATTCTTTGGACGCAAGGTGGTGGTGCTGATATGTCAGGCCAGTTGGCTCAAGTAGGCTCAGTATTGACGGACTTAGAAGCTGGCGTACCTTTAACTGGCCCTACAGTTGGTGCATTAGGTCAATGGGGTAATTTTGCATTATCTATTTTTAATCCTAAAGCAGCTAACGCTAAAGAAAAAGTTCAAGAAGTTGTTCAGCGTAACCTAAGAATTATATTAGGCGCACAGTTTACCGCTAAAGAAGGTGAATTGCTTATTTCTAGGGCATACAACGAGACTTTACCACCAGAACAAAACGCTGCAAGACTTAGAAAACTTATTTTGCAAATGCAAAACGCTGTTCAACAAAAAAATGCAATGTCAGCTTTTTTTGAGAAGAATGGTACTTTAACTGGGTATAAGGGCCAACGTCCTACAGTAAATAATTTTTTTGAGGCAATGAGTGGCTTTACAAAAGGACAGGTAGTTAATGGATTTAGATACCTTGGTGGCGACCATAAGGTTAGATCAAACTGGGAAAAAGTATAGGAATAGTTATGGCAGATACAACCGTTAATCCTTGGGATATGGAAAGTTCAGCAGATTTAAACATAGCTAATATCCCTGCTGATTTAAGTAAAATTCATCCGTCAAATATGACACCAGATCAAGTTAACATTGCTAGTCAACAGACAAATGATAACTATGAAGAAATGTCTGCTATTGATGTAGCTGGTCGTGCTTTTACTAACTTTCCATCTTCATTTGCTGGTGTAGTTAGTGATATATACACAGCCATAACAAATCCATCTGATACTTTAAATGGAATATTAAAAGCAGTTTATGGGGCTGGTGCAGCAAAGAATAAATTAATTCTTGGAAGCATAGATTCAGACATTGCAGAAGATGTTAGTGAAACTTTATTTGATAATCAATCAACAGAAGAATCAATACAAGCCTCAAGTGCTATAGCTGAATTTTATGCAGAACGGTATGGTTCCCTTGAAGGTTTAAAGAAAGCTGTTGCAGAAGACCCAGCTTCGGTTATGGCTGATGCTGCTACGGTACTTTCTACTGGCGCAGGGCTTGGTTCTAAGGTTGGACTACCATTAAAAGCAACGGAAACATTAGCTAAAACTGCGTCTTATGTAGACCCAATAATGTTGCTAGGTAAAGGTGTAGCTGCTACAGGAAAAGTGGGTGGCTTTGGAACTAAGTTTTATACTGGAACTGCTAGTGGCGCAGGCGTAGACGCTGTTGAGCAAGCATATAAGTCTGGTGCAGAAGGTGGAGCGTCAGCAGAAGCATTTACAGGAGCAATGCGTGGAAATATAGATGTTCAAACTATTCTTACTCAGGCAAAAGATGCTCTTTTAAACATGAAAATAGCAAAAAACAATCAATACAAAGCAAATCAAAAAGCTCTTTCAGCAAACAAACAGATAATTACCTTTTCTGGCATTGATGATGCGGTAACTAAAGCATTGAATATGGTTGTTTACAAAGGTGAAGTAATAAATGAAGCAGGATTTAAGGCCGTTAAAGCTGCCCAAAAACTTGTTAATGATTGGAAAGCAAAAAACCCATCTGATTTTCACACTCCAGTAGATATAGATCAGTTAAAACAAAAAATATATTCTATTGTTGAAAAGCAAGAGTATGGAAGTCAAGCAAGACTAGCAGTTAATCAAATAAGAAACGGCATTGATAAAGAGATTAAGATACAATCACCAAGCTACTCAAAAATGATGGAAGATTATTCTAGGCAGGCTGGATTAGTAGAGCAACTAGAAAAAGCATTTAAATTAGGTGATAAAGCTAGTCAAGAAGCTGCTATTAGGGCTTTGCAGCAATCTGTAAGAAATAATCTTAACACTGGTTTTGGCATGAAAAAACAATTAGCTGAAAACTTAGATAGTGCTGGTGGAAGTAATGTATTGCCAATGGCTGCTGGTAGTTCTTTAAATAGTCCTGTACCAAGAGGAATACAAGGTGCTACAGCAGTACCAGCCGCATTTGTTGCTAATAGTGTTGGTGGAATACCTTTAATGCTTGCTAACGTAGCTGCTTCTTCTCCAAGATTTGTTGGTGAAGCCGCATTTAAAGCAGGACAGTTAAGTAGGGCTACACAGGGATTGCTAGGATTAGCACCAGACGTTAATGTAGGTCAGGCTTTGAACTTGATTTACCAATCACAGCAGCCAAAGGAACAGCAGTAATGCCAAAAATGTCAGAGCAGGATATTCAAAGTGCAATCACGACAGCTATTCAATCTGCCATTGATTACGTTGATTCAGATATAGCAAGCCAACGTGAACGCGCACAAAGTTATTTTGACGGAAATGTAGACCTAGAGCATGAAGAGGGTCGCTCAAGGGTAGTTTCTACCAAAGTTCGTGATGTGGTTCGGGGTGCTAAACCAAGCCTTATGCGTATCTTTATGTCTAACAATAAGTTTGTTGAGTTTACGCCTAAAGGCCCAGAAGATGTGGCTAATGCTGAACAAGCAACGGCTTATTGCCACTGGGTATTTAACAAAGTGGGCGGTTATAACGTACTTAGTAACGCCATACATGATTCTTTAGTAAAAAAAGTAGGTCTGGTTAAGGTCTGGTGGAATACTGAGACTATTGCTAAATCTTACACTTATGAGAATCTATCAGATCAAGAAATGCAGGTTTTGGTTAACAAAGAAGGTGTTGAGGTTGTAAAGCATCGACAAGACATTGAAATGGAAATGGATGAATTTGGCTTAGAAATTGAGCGAAATGTTCATAGTATGGTTATTTCTCACAAGTATGAAGAGGGGGAAATGGTCATTGAAGGTATTCCCCCAGAAGAGTTTTTCATTGACGGTTCAGCTAAATCCATTGAGGATGCTTACATTGTTTGTCACAGAAGCGAGAAACGCGCTGGCGACCTTGTAGCAATGGGATTTGACCAAGATGTAGTTGATAATCTAAGTGGTTCAGATGAAAACACTTTAATTGGAAGTGTAGAAAAAATACAGCGTTTTGGTGATGCAATCCAAGATGATGAAACAGTTGATAATGACCCTTCAATGAGATTAGTTTTAGTCACAGAAGCTTACCTAAGAATAGATGCAGAAGGTGACGGGATACCTACCCTTCATAAATTTGTTTGTGGTGGTACTGGTTATGAAGTGCTTGAAATGGAGCCTTGGGATAAAGCACCATTTGCTGATTTTCATGTAGACCCAGAACCACACGCATTTTATGGTCGTTCATTAGCGGAATTGGTTATTAACGATCAAGACACTACTACTAGCGTACTACGCGGAATACTAGATAACGTAGCATTGGTAAACACGCCACGACTTGAAGTTAATGAAGATATGGTGGAAATGGACGATGTGCTTAACAACGAGATTGGTGCAATCATTCGTAGTGAGCAAATTGGTTCTGTTAATCCATTAACGGTTCCATTTGTGGCAGGTTCTACGCTTCCAGCGTTACAGTATTTAGATATGTTAGTTGAAGAGAAAACGGGCATTAGCAAAATGAGCATGGGATTAAACCCTGATATGCTTCAAAATACGTCTGCTACAGCCGCAGCACTTACGGCCCAAGCTGGTGCTGGACAAGTAGAAGTTATGGCTAGAAACCTTGCAGAAGGGACTAAGAAGCTATTTCAACTAATGCTACACGTTGCAATACAAAACTCCCCAGACGAGCAAATGATGCGCTTAAACGGGCAATTTGTACCTGTTGACCCAAGTGTTTGGGATGCAACTATGGATATGGAAATTAATGTTGGATTAGGAACTGGTCAAGCAGATGCTAAAGCAGCCGCACTAATGCAGACATTCCAAACTCAACAGCAGATTTGGCAGACTTACGGGCCACAAAATGGCTTAGTTTCAATGACACAAATGCGTAACACTTTAGCAGATACTTTGGCATTATCTGGGTTCAATAATGCAGATCGTTATTATGCACCTATGGATGATGCAACCGAGCAACAGCTAATGGCACAAATGGCAGAGCAAGCCGCACAAGCCGAGCAAGGTGAGCAGGGCGACCCAATGGCACAAGCATTGATTCAAGCTGAACAAATTAAAGCACAGGCCAGTATGCAGGGACAGCAAATGAAGTTGCAGGGCAAGATGCAGGGCGATCAGATCAAGATGCAAGCGAATATGCAAGTTAAAGCTGCTGAAATGCAATCTAAACAAGGTCAAGAATTGGCTGAATTGCAACTAAAGTATCGTGAATTGCAGTCGTCTAATGACTTAGAGCGTGACCAGATGAACCAAGACCTTCTTGTGGAGGCTGCTAAGATTCTAGGCCAGTACGGTACAGCAGTTGACGTTGAACGTGTCAGGGTGATGCAGAATTCTCCACGAGATGAAATGGGCAATATGCTATGATCTTAAAAGCTCAAGCAGAACATTTACTCAAAGATGATACATTTACTACAGTATTTGATATAATCCGACAAGAACAGATAAAAAAGTTTTTAAAGTCTAGCAAATCCGACACGGAAACTAGAGAAGATGCTTATGCAATGACGCAGGCATTAAACCAGTTTGAACATATTTTGAAAAATGCAGTTACTAATCAGGATATGAAAGACAAACGCAGCAAATAAAGGATAGCACCGTGGAAACGACTAACCCAGTAAGTTTAGAAAGTGCAGCAAATGCACTATTGGTTCAAGTAGAGCCAGAAACAACCGAAGTAAATAATACTGAAACCGAAATGGTAGATGTTGAAGATACAGAGGTTGAGCAAGAATCTGAATTGGAATCTGATGATGATGCAGAATACGCAGAATTAGAAGATGAAAATGAAGGTGAATATGAAGCATCGGACGAACAGGAAGCCGATCAAGTTGAGCCTAATACTTACTCCATTAAAGTTGATGGGGAAAATGTAGAAGTAACTCTAGATGATCTAAAGCGAGACTATTCAGGCCAGCAATATATTCAAAAGGGCATGAAACAAGCAGCAGAGGCTAGAAAGCAAGCGGAAGAAGCCTATAATGGCCTAAATCAGCAGCGTGAAAGTCTTAATCAGCTAATGCAACAGGTGCAGCAGCAGGGGGTTATGGTACAGCCTACTCCACCCGCGAAAGAGTTATTGCAAAATGACCCACTAGGGTACATTGAAGCAGACGCTACTTATCGTGAAGATATGGGTAAGTTCCAAGTCCAGCAGCAGCAATTAAACCAGCAAAATGAAGCAATGCAGCAAGCGCAAGGACAGGCTAGTAAAGTCCACTTGCAGGAGCAAATGTCAGAACTTACTAAAGCAATCCCAGAATTTGGTGACGCTACTAAAGCAGCCAAAATGAAAGAAAGCTTATTAAAGCAAGGTATGAGTGAGGGCTACAGTTCAGAAGAAATGTCGTCAATTATTGACCACCGAGCAATGAAAGTTCTACATAAAGCAATGCTATACGATCAAATGCTTAAAGGGGAAGGAAATGTACAATCCAAACTCAAAAAAGCTAGACCGTTAATGAAAGCTGGTGCTAAAAAACAACCTGATAGTATGGCTAAAATGCGCGTTAAAAAAATGTCTCAGTTGAAAAAGTCAGGCAGTATACATGACGCTGCCGCATTATTGTTTGAAAGTTAAACTTAAATTATTTAGGAAGAAATTATCATGGCACAACCAACTCACACATTTGACACATACGATACCAAAGGTATTCGTGAAGACTTGTCTAATGTAATCTATGACGTATCACCCGAAGAAACTCCATTACTTAGCGCAATCGCCAAAGTAAAGGCAACTAATACTTTCCATGAATGGCAAACAAACGCATTACGCGCAGCAGCAGCTAACCACCATGTAGAAGGTGGAGATACTGGCGCACAAGCTGTAACAGCTACCGATAGGATTGGTAACTACACACAGATTTTCAAAAATTCTGTGATTACTTCTGGCACAAACGATGTTGTTGAAGCGGCTGGACGTAGTAACTCAGAAATGAGCTACAATATCATTCGTGTTGCTACAGAGCAAAAGCTAGATATGGAAAAAGCTTTGTTTGAAAACATTGCTCGCGTAGCTGGTAATGCTACTACTCCACGAAAATTGGCTGGCCTTGGTGCTTGGCTAAAGACCAACGTAGTAAACATTGGTGCAAACGGGGCTAACCCTTCTGGTGCTGTAGCTGGTGCTACTGCTCGTACAGATGGTACTAAGTCAGTATTCAACCAAGCTAAGTTTGATTCTTGTATGCAGCAAGTTTGGGCTTCTGGCGGCAAGCCTGATACTGTTTACCTTTCAGCTTTCCAAATGAACAAAGCATTGGGATTTGTTGGTAATAACAACCAGCGTCAGAATGGAGCTACAGGTTCAGTAGACAACAATATTGCGGTCTATCTAACACCTTGGGGCAGCGTTTCGTTCCAGCCAGTTCGTGAAAGTCGCTCGCGTGATGTTTGGATTATCGAAAACGATAAGCTAGCATTGGCTACTCTACGTCCAATGAAAAACGAAGCACTTGCTAAAACAGGTGACAACGAGCATCGTCAAGTAGTCTGTGAAGCAACTTTGGTTGTTCGTTCACAAGCTGCATTGGGCCTAGTTGCTGATTGTACCGATAGCTAAACATAATTTAGTTATGCACAAAGGGGGTGCTTTTGCGCCCCTTTTTTTTAAGGAATTATTATGGCTAAGATTAGCGAACAATTTTATAAAGACGGGGATAAGTTAATCCACGTTAAACAGCAAGATTACAGTTCGGCATTAAATCAAGCCGAAGCAATGCGACAGAATGGAAATGCTCATTTTGGTGAATCTGTATGTGTTGGTGTAATTGATAGGGCATTAATGGGTGAATGGCTCAAAGAGGCTGGCGTTAAATGGGATGATCCTGCCGCACAAGACGTAGTTAAGCGTAAAATGTTGTCAGGTGAATTTGATAAGTTAAGGGTCTGGGAAGGTAATTACTAATGAATTATTTTACAGAAGATGAATTAAAATGCAGCCACACTGGTGAGTGCAAAATGGATGATTCTTTTATGTATAAAATAAATACCATTAGGAAGGTGTGTGATTTCCCGTTCACGGTGACTTCTGCATACAGACACCCTACACACCCCATTGAAGAAAAGAAGGCTAAAGCAGGCTCACACGCGTCAGGAAGGGCTATTGACATTGCTGTACGAGGTGATAAGGCTCACAAACTTATTGAAGTGGCACTAGCTTATGGCATTACAGGTATAGGCGTTGCTCAGAAGGGCAGTTCAAGATTTATTCACTTAGATGATCTAGACAAAGCCAGTGGCTATTCACGGCCCACTGTCTGGAGTTACTAATGAGTTTTCTAAGCTTTTTAAATCCAATAGCAAGTATTGGTAAGACATATTTAGAAGGTAAGAACCAAGTCGCAAAGGCTAAGTCAGCAGCAGCTATTGTAGGTTTACAAGCAGAAGCAGACGTTAAGACAGCAGGTGCTAGAGCAGCTAACAAGCTAGCTGATGATGGTCAGACACAAGACTTTAATCTTGACTTAGTGGCAATGCAACAAATGGATAAATCATTTTTAGATGAAATAATGATTGCTTTGTTACTGGTTCCTATAGCAGCTTCTTTTTTAGGCTATCAAGCAGAAGTTTCAGCAGCATTTGAATCATTTTCTGCTATGCCTGATTGGTATCAATACCTAGTATTGGGTGTGTATATCGTGAAATTCGGTATGCGTGGATTGCTCACCAAACTAATGTCTGGCAAGCTAGGTGGGATTAAGTTGAAATAGATTCTATCTTGGCTTTAATAGCGGCAGATTTAGTTTCGTAATACTTGCTAAATTTACTTCCACCTTTAACCGCATCATCATAAGCCTCCATTTCAATCTTTAATTGATTAATTTGCTGCTGTTGCGCTATTTTTTGTTTCAAAGTCATTGTTTAATGCCTGATTTATTAGTTGTTGTCGTTTTTTGGCTATCCTAGAGTGCAAATCATTAGCATCTGCTGCTGCTACACAAGATGATTGTGACCTACCTAGAAGTTTAGCGCAGTCTTTGTACGACAATCCAATGGAGCGTAATTCTACCAGATTAGTTAGTTCAGTAGTTTTCCAATAAATGTTTGAGCGTGAAAATGTCTTAGTTTTTGGTTGCATTTTACCGCTAGCAAAATTAAAAGTTAGTTTTGGTTTAAATACAATGCTCATCCTTTATCCCTTCCTATGTAATGATTCCGTTCAGCGTATAATACGCCATGATGTGTGTAGCCGATTAGACGGCCTATTTTTCTTGCGCTGTAGCCCATGTTCCTAAAGTTAATAATCGTGTTTAATGGTATTTTGACCTTGTGTTGCAGCTTGGACTTTAAGCCCATTTTATTAGCCTTTATACGCACAGCGTTTGGTGATTTATTGAGCAGTGACGATAAGGCCGCTACTGGCAACTTACCGTACTGATCTTTAAGTAACTTTGTCTGAGTGTAACTCCAGATCATTTGTCTTTGCCTGTGCAGTCAATCTCTTCAATTATGGTGCTGGGACTTAACCCAAGATCAACACGATCTTTAGGTTTTTTTGATTGACCTAGCGGCATATCTTCTTTGCCAAAAATGCGATCATAGTTATCAGCAAATTGCTGGCTCATTGGTTTGCTTACTGGTTTGTCTTTTGCACTCATTTCATACCTCTAGCGATAGAATAAATGTTGGTCTATATGGTTAACTAATGTCATATTAGCAGACCATTTTGGCGGTTCAATCCAATCTGCAAAATAGTGTGTTGCTCCCTGTGATATATCAGTTACCGTCTTGTGATAAATATGTTGAGCTAGTATTGTAGCCTCTAACATAGCCTTTTCATTTTTTGGCTTGTCAGACATTCCATCACAAAACCAGCTATATTGGCACTTGTGTCTAATAGGGTCTTTGCTCCAAGCATTGTACCGAGCTTGTTTTACCACTTCACATACTGTATCAGGGTATCTGCTATCTGCAACTCTATTCATTGTAGAAAAGCCAACCATAAGCTGACCTGCGATTGATTCGCTCCTAGCCTCAAAGTAGAGGTTAAGAGCCAAACACATTACGGCTGCACTAATCATTTAGGCGTACCGTTTAGTTTTTCGTAATCTTCCCATTCTTTGTTAATTTTAAGAAAATCCTCATTCGCTACAACCAATTTAGCTTCTGCGTCAGTTATTTCCCTTCTAATGGTTCGAGTCACTTCAAACTTATCGTTCCATTCAGTAGCTATGCGGCTTAATTCTGGGTTTTCTTCCAAACTGTTTTTCTTAGTCATTCTTAAAACATTCATAAAAAACTCCTTAATCGTTAGTATTTTCATCCATCCATCTGTAAAAGTAATCACTAAACTGATTGCTAGACATTTCTTGCACTTCATTAAATGTGTAGTCACTTTCTTTATTAATAATTGATGCCATGTAATCGTCTTCATTTTCTTCGTTTTTACCGACAAGGTAATTTCCAATTCTGCTCATGTTATGCTCCGTTTTATTATTAACCTAAAACTAATTATACACAGTCATGTGTCTTATGCAACACCTTATTGTATAGATAAACAATTAAAGTGTAATTAATTCTTTAATAAGATGGGCTGGCAGTCATTGCGGTGTGACGTTCTTTAGCCAGCTTATACCTACGGTAGTCAGCCAGTGATTGCTCCCTACCACCACGCTTGTCAGCCTCGTAGATCATCATTACAACTTTGTCTGTTTCTATCGTAGCGCGTTGACTGTTTGTTGGCCCTACGCGTTCAAATGGCTCATTCTCAACTAAGCCACGATTTCTTAGGTCTTGCATTATTGAAGCGTAAGAACATAAGTAGCGACAGTGAAGTAACATAACTCCACCATTACCTTCTTTGATGTGGAACCTATCATCACCACCACAGCATGGGCATGGGCCTTTATACTCACCACCCATCTTTTTTAAACCTAATCCTTCTGCAATATATGGTATGTTCATGCTGCATTGCTCCGTTTTGCGTACCTTATCTGGGTACTTGTTATGTATTTTCTTGTTTCATCAGATATTCCATTGGAAAGCATCTGAGGTTTAATCATGTTAGGCCATACACCGTATCGCTCACGGTACTTATGACTAGCCCAACTAGTCTTATAGCCCTTACTACGAGTGTACAACAATAACTCTGAATAGAAAACACTTTTGTCTTGCTTTGTGTCTTTTCTGTTTCTTTGGTCTGGTGTTAATCGTTGTAGAATTTCATCTGTGGTTTCTATCTGCTCAGTCAATGGTATTTCGTAACCACACTTGCAGCGTAATCCAACCATCTGTTGTGTACACTGTGGACACTCTTTAACCTTTGATTCTTTTTTCTTTTTAACTAGCTTCTTTTCGTTAAACTTCTGAATACCATCGTCTAATGATTCTGGAATAATATCCTCTGCAAATCCATGACGATCTACATTGCCAGCATGGTCTAGGTAAATCGCTTTGTCTTTACCTTCTGCTGTACGCATAATACGGCCAGCGCGTTGCACAAAAGTAATCAATGACTTGGTTGGAAAGCAATCAATTAAGCAAGATACGGTAGGTTCATCATAGCCAGTGTTTAACAATCGGCTGCATGACAGAATCTTAAACTCGCCCCTAGTGTGGGCAGCATAAATAATGTCTCGCTCGTCTGCGTCCATGTATCCGTCTATATGTTCTGCTGTAATGCCTGCGTTATTGAATGTCTCAACCAAGTGCTTGCTATGTTTGATGCTAGGTGCAAAGGCAATAGTCTGTCCGTTTTCACCATGCTCAAGCCAGTTCCGTACAATGTCACCTACCAAACCTGTATCATCTTCCGTAGCTGCTGCTAAACTAGCAGGGTCATAATCACTTCCACCAGTAGATAGCTGTTTTGTTTTAATACCTTTTAGTGCCACTTTTCGTCCACCATAGTAGTCTACAGGGCATAAGTATCCTTGCTCTAATAACTCGCGCGGTGTAATCGGTACAATAAGATCATCGTAGTGCTGACCTAAACCTTTAGAATATGGGGTAGCAGATAAGCCAATGAATGGCACGTTATTATAGCTATCCATGATCTTGCCTAAACTAGCGTAGTGCGTATGACATTCATCAACTATAGCTAAGTCAAACTCAGGTATGCGCTTTCTTCTGGCTAGTGTCTGGGTACTGGCTATTTGTATTGGTGCTGCATAATTTGTTAGTTCGTGATTACCTTGGATAACACCAAAGTTCATGCCAGCACTACTAAACGCTTCTAGGCTCTGCTGAATTAATTTGATACGGTCACAGATAAAGATACTGCGTTTGCCTTTAGCTGCTGCTGATTGAAGTAGGTACGCTGCTGTAATTGTTTTACCAAACGAACATGGCGCGGCTAGTATTGGTCGCTTGTTACCATTTCGTAACGATGTGCGTAGCATATCAATAGCGCGTTCTTGATGCGGCCTTAAATTCATCATTTGAAAGCCCTCAACTTATTTTGATCTAAAGCATAAACATCACCATGACCTAGATCAATTATATTCTCTGGCTTTAGAAGTTCTTTAGCATTGCACCATCCAGCCGCTTTGTATGATGGAAACTCACCAACAACCAAAACATAAATATCACAATCTTCAACTTTTTTCTTCATGGTGGCTAACATTCTGCCAGATGAGTATCTTGTCGTTTTAACATCTACACGACTACCTTTAGGCGTTTTCAAATCATACTTTGGTAATTCTTCATAATTAGTTTCTGTGTCTGGGTATACATTAAACATCTTACATACAACCATTTCACCAGATATACCCTCAAGGTCAACTTGCTCATTAGTCTGTTCACCTACCTTACCGTCTGGATTGCCTTTAGCCCTGTTATCTTCATAACGCTTTCTGGCTAAGAATTTTGCTAACTTCTGCTCTGCTTCGTTTAATGTTATTTTCATTATTATTGCTCCACTTTTTTTAGGCATAGTAGTCATTTAGATGGTTTGGGATACCTAGTAGTTTTTACTAGTAGCCTTTACCAACGATATGCTATTTGCTAATCCACTCACCACAATTTACATAAACCGTTTATCATCCGTGATTGGCTGGTCTGCCCCCTATTGTGTATCCGCTAACTATGTTTGTACCTTGGCATTGCTGCTGCTTCGGTCAGTCCCATCAATCCTGTGCGGTAAGTGCTATCCCAGTTTAAAGTCTTGGTGACATGAGAGTTGTTTTTTATCGTGGCAACGCTAAAGAAACCCACATAATATGTCGGATTCAAACTGCGAAATTTAGGAAAGGTCTTGTAACGTCCAAACGCGTAAGATAGACTACAATTGTGTTGGCGCTGGTTCTTTCCCGCTAATCTCGCTGGCTCGAATGACGCTTCAACGTCTTCACCAACACATTCATTCTATAGACGGGCTTACTTAATTGCAAGCCCGTTTTTTTTGCTAAAGTATAAAGGCTGTAACTACGCCTCCAAAAATACCACCAGCAAAGCCAGTAAAGAACATAAGCCAATACCTCTGGTTATTATCAACTACTTCATTCTTTTTAGCTTTAGATTTACGAGTATGCTTTACTACTGCTGGCCCGATAGCTGGTGATGGGCCAAAGTTATCTAGCTTAAACGGTACAGTCTTTAAACTTACTCTAGTCTTACTAATGTTTATCTCAACAGATTTAACAGTTCTACCTAGCTTTTTAGCTATCCATCCATGCGATTTTCCTTTTGCAAATGAATCCCAAGCGAATGAAGTATCATCTGTTGACCAAGGTTGATAATGTTGATTTGATTTTTTAATCATTATTAATGCTCCAGTTTATTAATTTAACTACGTTTAAAATTCTGAGTTATCGTCTATGTAAATTTCTAAGATTGCATCATCGTCAAGCATTTCTTTAAACGATTCTAGCAAATGCTCTTTGGCGTATTCTTTTACATCGTCATTACCTACCATTAACATAGCAATGATGTTGTCTTTATATTCATCGTCAACTGTCTCAATCAAGTCGTGCAATGAATAGCCAGCAGCAGAACCAGTTCTGGTAATCTCATAAAACAAATCATCACGTTTGTCTGCAATTTCAGTCTCATACATATATACGTCATTGGCTGGATTGTTTGCGTTCATTCTAGTTGCTCCGTTTGTTTGTTTATTTATTAACTTACAAACATTATAACAGAAGTGTTTATGCTTTGCAACACCTATTTGTATTTAATTTATTCATCGTTGTGTTAAAAGGTGTTATTGATGTTTGCAATCACTACATAAGTGTGTTAAACTGTACTGGTACGTTAATAAATTGGAGCAATAATAATGAAGCAATCAGAATCAATCACAGACCTAGCCACAGCGTTATGCTTGGCGCAGGCAGAAATGGGCGGGGCTATTAAAGACAGCAACAACCCTTTCTTTAAAAGTAGCTACGCTGATTTGACCAGTGTAATAAAAGTAATCAAAGAACCGTTTGCTAAATATGGTTTATCGTTTGTTCAATTACCAGTTACATCTGCTGGCGGTAACGGCATTGGTGTATCTACTATGCTCATGCACAAATCTGGACAATGGCTGCAAAACGAATACTTATTACCTATGGATAAAGTGACACCGCAAGGCGCAGGTTCAGCGATTACTTACGCAAGGCGTTATGCTTTGCAATCACTGGCAGGTATTCCAAGTGTCGATGATGATAGCGAAATGGCTATGTATCGCAATGAACCAGAGCCAGTAGCACCACCTGTTAAACGTGTGAGCAAAAAGCTAATGCAAGACTTAGTGGCGTTAGTCATTGAAAGTGAGGCTACGGGTGAGCATACGATGATGAACGAGGCACTAGCTGAATTAGATGAAAACGAGAAACAAAAACTGTGGAGTCAATGTACTGGCAAACAGCAAGAATTTATTCGCAGCAAAAAGGGGATGTAATTATGAGTGACTTTGATAACAACAATCGTGGGGCAGTTTGGGGCAATAGTAAGAAGATGACGGATAACCATCCAGATTTGACAGGCTCTATTATGGTTGACGGTAAAGATTACTGGCTAAGTGGTTGGAAGCGCAAGGAAGGTGCTAATCCTAAATCACCAGCATTGAGTTTGAGCGTTACATTAAAAGACACTCAGCAAACACAATCACAGCCAACAGCAGCACCAAAAGCTGATAATGTCTTTGATGAGGCAGACGACATACCTTTTTAGTAAGCAAAAAAAGCCCCACTTTTTTAGGGTGGGGTAAGCTTCTTACTACTGGAGCGAATTAAATATACCACATTAAGGGGAAATAAACATGGAAATATCTAATACTGGAACTGCTTTAAGAGTAGCACAAGCGCGGTCTAAAATCAGTGGGTCACAATTAGCTAGAGATTTTGGCGTACATCCGCAGCAAGTAATGCGCTGGCGTAACGGTAATGATATGAAAGTATCGCTAGCAATAAAATTTGCTCATTATTTTGAAATTACTTTAGGTGAATTTGTCGGATTGGGTGAAAATCATGGCTGATATAAATTTTACGGTCACAAGTGATAACGTAAAAGAAGAGATGAGCAAGGTCTGGGAAATGGCTAACAAGGGTTTGAGAAGTGGCGCACCAGTAATAGTGACGCTAGGCCGTGAGGGTACAACTGATCTGCAAGACAAATGTTACCACGCAATGATTGGAGACATAGCTAAACAGGTTGATCTTGATTATGACCGTGATACATGGAAAGCGTTGCTAGTTTCTAACTTTGCTACAGAGAAACAGCAAATGGGTGAGCCGTTACGGAAAGGTAATAAATGGGTAACTAGCCTGTGTGGGACGCACATGGTCTGCATACGACCAAGCGTTAAAACTTTTAGCAAAGTTAACGGTAGCGAGTTTATCGAATTTCTGCACGTTAAAGGCTCTGAATACGGTGTTGAGTTTACCGACAAAACTTTATCTGATTACGAAACTTATAGGGAATCACAGAAATGAGTAAATGGATTAACATAGAAAATAAGCACCCCAACCATAATGGTGATGTATTGTTAATTGATGAAAATGAAGAGTTTTTTATTGGCTTTATAACTAAAGGCTTGCCATTTGATGATACTGGCGCAGGCATGGAAAATATAACTCATTGGCAACCTTTGCCAAAACCGCCTACTTATGCCTAACGCTAAAAAGAAGTGTCGCCACTGCAAGGTATACGCTGCCCCTGACTCTGGCGTTAAAGTGCCTCTAGGTTTTTTCTGCTCTATGGATTGCGTGTTGCAACATGGCAAAAAGGCTGCTGTGTACACCTCAGAGAAGCGCAAGCGTGAAAACCTTACAAAACTAAAGGACACGCTTAAAACAGCATCACAATGGCGCGTAGAAGCTCAAAGCGCGTTTAATGCATACGTCAGACACAGGGACAGGCACTTATCTTGTATAAGTTGCGATTCAATGGGTGAACATCATGGCTTGGGTGGGTACTGGGACGCAGGCCATTATAGAAGCAGAGGCAGCGCAAAGCACCTTAGTTTTAATTTACACAACTGCGCTAAACAGTGTCACCGCTGCAACCGCTATTTGAGTGGTAATGTCGTTGAGTATCGTATTAATTTAGTTAAGCTAATTGGGCTAGAAAAAGTCGAAGCTTTAGAAAATAACAATGCTATTGTTAAGCATGACATTAAATACCTGCGAAGAATCAAGCAAATTTTTAAGGCTAAACTACGCCTGTCGATCAAACTATCTGAACAGTTCTAGAACTATCCGAGTATTTATTTAACTTTCTTCAACAAAAGTGTTGACATATTAAACACAAGGGTTTACCATGCCTGCAAGTTAAGTAAATAAACGGAGAAAACATGAACCAAGCACAAAAAATTAAAGCCATGCAGATGTTGGATTTTTTTACCAATGACTTAATCTCTCAAGGCATGAGTCAAGAAGATGCTTTTAAGAGGGCATTAGAAGCAGTTAACCGATTAATCGAAGCAGTCAAATAACAATAAACGGGGCCGTGGCCCCTTGGAGCATCACATGATTTTATTTATAGGTGATTTTGTTCGTTTACACGAATCAAAGCATTGGTTGGAAGTTACTGATATTGAGCCTTACGATATCTGTGTTTTGCAAAACAATGATCGAGTATGTGCATCTTCCGAATATATATCGGAAGCAAAAAGTAAAAGTCAGTACGAAGAATACTTAAACTAACATTAGGGGCTACGGCCCCAACACTGGAGCAGAACCATGTATATAGTTAATCAAAAAGCAGCATCGTGTTTTTTATGGGAAGCGTACAGCGAGACTGAAAAGAATCAGTCACCATTGGAAATGGCTAAGGCTATGATGGGAGGGTTTAAACTAACTCGCACTGAATTGACCTACGTTATCTTAAAACATAATCAAGCTAATATTGCTTTAGGCACTAATAAAACATACCCAAGCATTAGAAAGCGTCACGGTGCAGAAGCGGTTGTCATTGATCGTTGGGATTGGTGTAACGACATATTGATTGAGCTAAATCAACTTCAATTTGAACATGAATTTATATATTAATGGTGAGTTAGCATGAACCAATCACAAAAAGAAAATAAAACACTAAACAAAATGCAGATTATTACTATAACAAATGCAATGCTTAGAAATAATAAAACTGAAAGAGAAATAGCTGAACGACTAGAATCAGAAACAAAAAAAATAAACACTCTTAAAAAGAAATCGTTTTGGGATTCTTTTGATGAACAAAATGAAAGCGGGATTATGTAATTAATATTTCTTCAACAAAAGTGTTGACACTATAAACATAATTGTATAAGATGGACATAAGTTAAGTAAGTAAATAAATTAATAAAGAGAAAATATTATGATGAATATAAAGTTCCCACAGAATCTAAAGGAATATGTTAATAATAAGAATACTGCTAAGAATCAGGCAATTCAACCATTGGATATAGGCGATCACGCTGATCGTGTTACCTTGTCTGTAATGTTAGATATGGAGCTTGAGCCTTTAGTAAAAGCTTTTTATCCTGATGGTCGTAATACTACTTTCAGTCAAAGGTCTATGATGCGTTGTTTACAGACCTGTGCTCTACAGCTAATTGATATAGACGAAGATCTATATGTTAATGCTCTTAGATGAATATGAAATTAGCTTAATTACTAATAGGGGCTACGCCCCCACTGACAAAGCGGTACTTGGTACTAGGATTAGATTATGAAAAATGCAAATGAATTAAAAAAAGGTGACATTTTAACTAATAATAATCACGGTTTTGATATTGAAATTAGAGATATTGGTGCTAAAAATGTTCGATACATTAATTTAGAAACTGGCGAAAAAGTTAAAAGCTATACAACTAAGTTTAATTTTATGTTACGTGAAGGTGTTTTTTCTTTAAAAGCATAACAATAACAGGGTTAAGCCCTTGGAGCTAAAAATGAAAATTGAAATTGAAATAGAAGATTTTAAAATGTTGTGGCATACGGCCTGCAATATTGGGCAAATGAGTGCAGATGATCTTTCTGCATTTGATTTTATTAAAGGTGACGATTTAGAATCGTTTAATTTTCTTGAAGATCATTATATGTACTGGTTAGGTGATAGTTATATAAATGCATTGGCTGGATTACAGATAGTCAAACAAAACGGTTTTGATGCTGCCTTACTTTGGGATGAAAAGACCATTAACGAAGAAAATTTAGATGCTTGGGGGTTTTGTATTCTCACCAATAAAGTTTTTTAACTTTTATTAAACAAAAGTGTTGCACATATCAACAGAAGTGTTATAATAGTTCCAAGTTAAGTAAATAAACAAACGGAGCAATAAAAATGAGAAAAATTGAAAAGCAAATGAACGCAGCAGTAGTAAACAAAGATGATTTTAGTTTTGCTAATACATCTGTTAGGTATGCACCAGAAGTAAACTCAAGCGCAATCTACTTGCATGGGCATCACATAGCCACATTTGTACATACTACAGATAGCATAATACCTAACACTGATACGTTCAGAGATTGGCCCACATCTACCACACGCAGCAGATTACGCGCATTAGGTGTTAATGCAAGCATTAAGAATTTTGCAGCAACCATTGACGGTGTGACACTATGAAAACTTTTAAAGATTTAGCAATAGGTGAGGCTTTTAATAGTAACGGTTCCCAATGGAAGAAAAAAAGCAGTAGGACTGCATATCTATTGGAAAAGTATACTGTAGATTCAGCAGAATATATTACATGCCGAATATGGTTCCATTTTGGAGCAAACGAAACAATAACAAATTTTAAAGCATAAGGAGGTTATTATGAAAGATTATCTAACACTATATAGCGGGATTTTTATGGCGGGTGCTTTGCTTTTGTCGCCTTTATTACTATTAATTGGAGTATAACATTATGAAAACTTATCGAGTATTTGAATGTGCTGATCATCGGTTTACATGGGCTGGTGGTACGGTAATAAACATTATTTTTATATGTGATGATGGTCGTGAGTTTAGTGCTGACCGCATAGAGTTTTTTGATGTGCGGAACGATAAGATGGTTATGGATTTATGCTTAGAGTGGCTAGAAGAAAATGATCTTATAGAAGAATCAGCATACTATAATATTTTATAACATGAGAAATTAGTTTAGAACAATGCACCCATAATAAAATGGGTGTAACTAATTGGTTAAAAATGGTATAATTATGAACATTAAAGAATTAAAAAACGTAGTTATTGATGGTATTTGTTTAAACGATTACCCAGACTTTGTGGACGCTTACATTGAAAGCGCAGACGATGCTAATGGTAATGCTTTAACAGATGAACAGCTAGAAGCGTTAACTGATGATAACCCAGAGTTTGTGCAAGAAATGGCACATGATGAAATTATGGGGAGGGCTTGATATGGTTCAATATATGGATGAATTATTCTTAGAGTATGAATCAGAGCTTGAGGCTAAAAGCATTGCTTACGAAGCCAGCCCACAAGCTGCGATTGATAACGCTAGGATGGCGGCTAAATTTAAAATTGAGAATGACCGCAGGCAGGCTTGGGAAGATAATTTAACGCCTGAGCAATGGCAGCATCATTTTGGTGAAGAGGATAGCGAACAATGAAAGATTATAAATATTTGGCATCTAGCCATTTAGTCACTAAGAAAGTTAGGCGTGACTACACCACACGCATACTCAGTTGTATTGGCGCAGTAATCGGGTTAATTTGTTGGGTATGGTTTATAAACGGTTTGATTGCATGACTAATGAACATTACCGCAGAACTTTATACTCGGCACATGAAGCCAAAGAAGTGATTAAACGTAATGAAGAAATGATGCATGATAAGTCAAGGAAGATAACAGAGGCACGAACTGGCGTAGATGATATAAAGACCGCCAAAGAATTAGGAATGAC